GTCTGCTTGGCACAAGGCGCAGGGGCATCATGTGAGCTTGTATACACCTGTTGAGGCGGCGATAGAGCCATTCGATAAGGTCTATGCAAGTAAGATTTTCACCTTCACTCCCGATTATGCGTACATGCCGGAGGGTGCAATTCTGGGCGGAACCGGATACGGCGATCCAGTTCAGCTTCAGGATGAGGTTGAGCATATAACACCTGACTATAGCTTGTATGGAATTGACTACAGCTTGGGTTTTACAAGCAGAGGTTGTTCTAGGAAATGCAGTTTTTGTGTTGTGCCTGCAAAGGAAGGCAGCATTCGTGAGCATTCCCCGCTTTCTGAATTTGTTCGCCACCGCACAGTTGTCTTACAGGATAACAACTTTCTGGCAGCCCATTTAGCTGAAGACAAACTGTTGGAGATGATAGAAAAGAAACTGGACGTTGATTTTAATCAGGGCTTAGACATTCGTCTAATGACTGCTCGGTTTGCGGATTTGTTGGCACGTTTGAAGCCTAAAAAACTACGGTTTGCTTGGGACGATGTTTCATTGGAAGGTAAATTTAGGAAAGGCATAGAATTACTCAAGAATGCAGGATACCGAGTGAACCGTCACAACGTTATGACGTATGTTCTTTGTAATTACAATACCGAATTTAAAGAAGATATGCACAGGGTGCAAGTGCTGAGAAGTCTTGATATCGCCCCCTTTGCCATGATTTACAACAAGGCAGGCGCTCCCAGAGTTATGAGAGAGTTTGCCAATTGGTGCAATCTGCCTCAGCAGTTTAATAAACATTCATTCAATAGCTATTTGATATCAAGAAATCAGCCACCCTTGTCTAGTTTTTGGGAGGTGTGACGATGGATAAAAAGCATAACAGTGGACTGCAACATATTGTGCGTTCCTCGCACGATAAAAACAACACAGATATTATGCTGAAATCTGCGCTGGCAGATATCGAGCAAGCCGTTGCGGAGCGGAAATGCTTTCCGGAGTATGGGCTTTACGTTGATAAATATCAGATTCTGGGACGACTTGATGCAAAACTTGAGCAGTTAAAGAAAACTTTTTGTCACGATGAACTTGAGCGTTTTGCAGCAGAAGTTGTCTATTGTCTCGCTTCTGTCCATGCTTCATACCGCTGCGGCATCTGTCGGGATACCCTTGTCGATGAAGACGGCGAGGGCTGCGAATGTACAGAACCGGGTTGGGACGACTAATGAAACGCATCATAGATAAAGCAACGAACCCGCAGAAGGCGGCAATAAAGCTCGGCATCAAGCAGCTCGGCATATCAGACGAGGACTACAGAGACATTCTGCACTCAAGGTTCGGCGTGAAGAGCTGTACACAGCTGACGAAGTATCAAGCGAAAGTTTTCATCTCTGAACTGAAAGCGAAGGGCTTTAAGCTGACCCCGAAGACCCCGCAGAAACGCATGACACTGAAAGATGCGGAAGCCGCAGGCGTTAAGTATATGATAACACCACGCCAGACAGACAAGATAAACAAGCTCTGCGGGCTGATAAAGTGGCGTGTGGCAAACGGCTATGAACTCTGGGTCAAGAAGTTTTTTAAGCTGGATGTTGTCGCGAATGAGATAGACGCACAGCGCGTTATCGAGGGCTTAAAAAAGATGTTCGAGAACCAGATGAAAGCCGAATACGGCGACCGCTGGCAGTATCAGACGCACACAGACCCCGACATCATCTGGTATATAAGAGAGCACAAGAAGTGAACGAAGACATCCGCATCGAAGACCTCACTGGTGAGTTCCGTGCGCTTGCAGAGGATATCGGTCTGTCTGCTGCTCTCAAACTTGTTGATGCCCGTGGCGGCGAATCTATCTATATCCCTCCCCGCCACAGAATAATGACGGGCAAACGTGACAGAGAGATGTATGAGAAGTATATGCGCAACGTCCCGCTTACACAGCTTTGCAAAGAATATGATATGTCTGAGACCCGAATCAGAACAATTCTGAACGAGATCCGTTCTCATCGTCAGCGCGGTCTCTCTGTCCACGACCTGCTCAACCAAGAATAACCCCTCACTTTTTTCTGCAAAAAGTTGTCTCAAATAGATTTTGTGAGTTTTATTCCCTATTTCCATAAACTGCGTTTATGGAAACAAATGAACTTTTAACCAAATCAATTGAAAGAATCAGATTTTTCGAGGGCTACAGTGACAAGCCGTATCTCTGCTCTGCGGGTCGCCTGACAATCGGCTACGGCTATAACTATCAGGATAACGGTCTGCCCGCCGGACTGCCCACGGCAATCTGCACAGAGCTTCTTGAAAAGGGCTTCACAAAAAACCTCGGCGAGTATCTGCTCGACCGCGAAGCACGCAAAACAATCGGCACGGCAGAACAATTCAAATGGTTTGCAACGCTGTCTCTCAATCGCAAAACAGTCATCGTTGACATGCTGTATCAGCTCGGACTTTCTCGTTTTATGGGCTTTAAGAAAATGAAGGAAGCTCTGGATGCTAAGTCAGTGAACTTTGCTGTCGTTGCCGCAGAAATGAAAGACAGTCTTTGGTTTAAACAGTCTGCGCGTCGCGGGCGCAGTAACGTTGACCAGATGATGACCGACAAATGGATCATGTACGAGAAGTAAAGCTCCTCGTAGCTTTGGGACACATCAACGAATATGTGCTGTTCGACACAGCTATTGAGTGCCGACAGCACTGGGAAACGCAGACAAAAACCGTGCGCTGGGAGTTTCCGGACGAAGCGACAGCCGCAATGTTTTTTGGATGGATAAAGTAAACAAGGAGACGGTTATGGCATTTTTCAGAAACCTTATGGCTAAGATAACACCGCAGCGCCTTCAGACCGCTGTGACAGTTGTGCGCATTGCGCTCACTCAGATTCTGCCGCTGTTTTTCACAACGCCGCAGTTTGCGCTGATTTTCAGGCTCGCACTTGAAGCTGTTGAAATCTTTGAAGATGCAACGACACCCGGCGCGGAAAAACAGGCAGGCGCGCTTGAATATCTGAAATCGGCAACAGCAGCAGCGGGAGTTTCAGCCAGTACCCAGCTGATGAATACCGCGATAGAACTCGCCGTCCAGAGACTTAAAAAGTAATGGACGGACAGTTTTGGAACGGGGCGTTACAGCTCGGTGCTGTCGCAGTAATTTTTCTCGTGTTTCTCGTCCTCTTATACCGCCTCGCAGACAAATATCTTGCGGCTTGGACAAAGACATCAGGAGAGGCGAGGCAGGCGGAAATTGAGTCACACAAAAGTATGGCAGAGAGTATGCAGCAGATAACAATGACGATGCAGCAGACCTCTGAGTTCCATAACAACAACATCAGAGAAGTTTTGCTGGCTGTGAAAGTTGTCAGCGAAGAGGTCTCAAAAATGATGGAGATGATAAATGGCTTACGAAATACAAAGGCATGAAGTCGCAAGAGGCAAACTCCTGAAAATACTTGTGGCGGACTACCCGAACCCTATCGACTCCGTACTTCTTCGCAGGCTGCTTGATACATTCGGTATGCCTGTTCGTGAAGAAGCACTTCTAAGCTATGTCGCTTATCTCGAAGAGCGCGGATATGTCCGTACCGAAACTCGCCGAGGGTCAGATATCAGGATGGTGTCTGCGACCGCAACCGGAGTTGATGTCGTTGACGGTCGGGTCGAAGACGAAGGCGTGGACATAGGTTACTAAGATGGCAATGGCAAACGGGGACATAATCTATGCTGTCTGGCTTGAGTGCGGTCAGAATGTAGCTGCCACAGTCCGCGCCCTAAAAGAAAAGGGATTTGAGGCGGTCACACGTCAGACCCTTGCAAAGTGGATTGAGGATAACGGCTGGAAAGATAGAGCAGCACGGGAAGCTGCGGCAGAAAAAGAGATTCAGACGCTCAGCCGTGATGATGTGTCGCTTGTTTTGCTTTCTAAGCAGTGTGTCAAATACGAAAAGTATTTTGAGACGCTCGGTGAGACAAAAATTGACACTCAAGCAACGTATGCTTACACCAACCTGCTCACTTCGATGAATACGATTAGGCAACGGACAACAGAATATAAGGTCACAGTGTTCAGTGATTTCCTGCGGGATTTCATCGACTACGCCGCCATCGAAGACCAAGAAGCAAAGGCAGTTCTTGAGCGTCACTTTGAAGGCTTTGTAAAAGCAACGAGGGCGAAGTATGGCGTCTAAATCAAAACTGGACAAGGAGCTTGAACTCCTTCGTGCAAAAATCAGCGAAGAGACGCAAGCGCTCCCCGGTGGCAAAGCCGAGAGCGAACAGCGCAAGAAGGCGTGTAAAGAAGACCTTGAGCTTTTTGCGAAGACATACTTTCCGCATTATCTGAAATCGCCCTGTTCTAAGCTCCATCTTTACCTTGCTGACAAACTGAAAAGGATTGTGCTGAAGAGTGCGAAGCAGGGAGAGGGTACAAGGTCTGCCGATGCCGCACCGAGGGGTAACGCAAAGTCAACGTGGACATCACTGATAGCACCTATTTGGGCGGCTTTGTACGAGCATAAGCATTTTATCGTACTCGTCTCAGATACGGGTGCACAGGCTCGTGATTTCCTCTCATTTATAGCTGCGGAGATGGAGGCGAACCGTAGACTTGCGCAGGACTTCCCAGATGCTGTCGGCATAGGCGCGCGCTGGAGAGCCGACGACCTGATACTTAACAACGGCGTTAGAATCCGCAGTCTTGGTTCTGGTCAGCGTCCTCGTGGTATGCGCTGGAAAAATTACAGACCTGACCTTGTTATCTTTGACGACATCGAAAACGACGAGAACGTGTTGACGCCTGAACAGCGTCAGAAACTGGAACATTGGTTTTTCAAGGCGATGCTGAAGCTCGGCATGAAAGACTGCGACTATCTCGTTGTCGGCACTATCCTGCACTACGCAAGCCTTCTTAGTAACCTCCTGACCCGCCCCGGCTGGCACGGGAAAAAGTTTCAGGCTGTTATTCAGTGGGCTTCAAACCAGACACTTTGGGACAGGTGGGCGTCAATCTTTGCCAACGGCTCAGATGATAAGGAAGAGGCAGAGCGAAGAGCTGACGAATTTTTCAGCCAGAACAAAGAAGCAATGCTTGCTGGTTCTGAGGTTCTTTGGTCTGAGGTTGAAGACTACTACACATTGATGAAGCTGCGTGTCACAGACTGCGAGGCGTCCTTTGATTCCGAAAAGCAGAACGAACCAATAAACCCTGAAGATGCTTTGTTTAAAGAAGAGTGGATTCAGTTCTGGGATGAAGAGACTGAGGACGTTTCTGGTCTGCCGCTTTATGGCGTTGTTGACCCCTCGCTTGGCAAGAAAGCGAAAGGGCGCGACCCTTCCGCCATTATCGGCGGTATGCCGAAAAATAGAATTATCTATCTCGACATAGCAGACATAGAGAAGCGTTCTCCGGACAAGATAATGACAGATGTTCTGGCGTACCATCGCCGCAAGCAATTTTCTGTCTTCGGTGTTGAGTCGGTTCAGTTTCAGGAGTTCTTCGCTGCCCAGCTTGAGAAAGAAGCACACAAGCAGGAACTCACACTGAACGTGCATGAGATACATCAGCACGCTGATAAGTTTATGCGGATTCAAAAGCTCCAGCCGTGGATAAAAAACGGATGGATAAAGTTTAAGCGCAGCCACATAGCACTGATAAAGCAACTTGTGTATTTCCCAATGGCTGACCACGACGATGGACCGGATGGTCTTGAGATGCTTGTCACTCTTATCGAGAACGTCAAGCCGGGGAGAATAGAGTTTGAGTCATTGTCTCCAGAAAATAACCCCGCCGAGAGCATGACGAATTTTGGCTTCAATTTGAAAGCGGGGTACTAAAAGCGGCGGATGTATAGGTTGTCGAATTAAATCGCAACAGGGGCGTTTATAAACGTTTTTAAACGCATAAAAAGATGAAGGCAGAGGTATGGAAATGTCAAAGAAGAAAAGAAGCAAAGATAAATCATCAAAACAGCAACTCGGTGAGAGCAAGGTTTCTTACATGGCTTTCGAGCAAAACCCTTCGTATCCCTCTGAAAGACTGACGCCTGCAACACTTAGCAACATATTAAAGAGTGCCGCCGCAGGAGATATGTATCTCTGGGCGCAGCTTTGTGAGGATATGGAAGAAAAAGACCCGGCACTTCTGTCTGTTCTGGAACAGCGCAAAGGTGCTGTGTCCGGTCTCGGCTGGAAAGTCAACCCCGCTTCTGAGTCCGAACTTGACATCATGATTGCAGACCATTGCGCAAACGTTCTGCGCTACATTCCTAATTTCTCTGGCGTCATATTTGACTTGCTGGATAGCGTAGGCAAAGGCTATAGCGTCTGTGAGATGATATGGGAGTTCTCGGATGACCAGCTCTGGATTAAACAGATAATACATGTTCTTCCGCAAAAGTTCACATTCGTCAAAGATGGCATTATTGAACAGAAACCGAGGCTTATTGATATGGAAAACCAGACCATATCTCATGAGTTGACATTCGGTAATTTTCTGTGTCACCAGCACAGAGCAAAGTCGGGATTGCCGACTCGCAACGGACTACTCCGTACCCTTTGCTATTTTTATTTGTTTAAAAATTTCGACATCAAAAGCTGGATAATATATCTGGAAAGATTTGGTCACCCGCTGCGTGTTGGCAAATATGGCGCTGGCGCAACAGACGAGGACAAACGCGTGCTGAAAAATGCGCTTGTGTCTCTTGCTACTGACTCGGCTGCAATCATGTCAAAAGATACTGAGATAGAGTTTGTTAGACTTGAGGCGGCAAAAGAAGGCGCGTCCATGTTTCTGGATTTCATTAAAGAACTGGTTGACTCTTACTACAGCAAGGTCGTTCTGGGACACTCATCTGCAAACGATAGCACTCCCGGCAAACTCGGTAATGAAAATACTGCATCTGAACTCCGTCAGGACTTGCTTGAGAGTGATGCAAAATCCATAGAAGAACTAATAACTACACAGCTGTTGGCTGCGATAGTTGAGTTCCAGTTCGGCACACAATACGATGTTCCGAGTTTTAAGCTGCTCTATGAAGCCGAAGAGGATTTGAAAGAACTGGCGTCAACAGTGAAGGAACTTTCTGACGCCGGGTTAAAGTCTATCCCTCTGAAATGGATGCACGAAAAGTTCAACATTCCCATGCCCGCTGAAGGAGAAAAAACTTTGGCAGACCTCTTAATCGCCACCCCTGCTAACTCAGCACCGCTCAGTTTCACCACTCTGTCACAAGACTCTGCTCTCATAGAGGAGCGTCTTGACAGTGAACTTTCACATGACGGGCTGATAGACAAAATCAGAGAGCTTTTGAATGAGTGTTCCGACTTGGGTGAGTTTGCGGACAACCTCCCCACTCTTGCCGGACAGCTCAATGTTCCCGTTGAAAAGCTCAGCGATGCGCTGGCGCTTGCATTCCTTGCTGGTTATGCAGGCGGCATAGATGGCTAAGACAACATGGGAAAGCCTGCCATTTAAAGAGGCAATAGACTATTTCAAGAACAAGGTCAATTTTCCCGCAGATGACTATGAGTCTATCAGTGGCGGTATGCACGCCCGTGCTTTTACTGTCGCAGGTGTCACGAATGACGAGATCCTTTCAGACTTCCGCATAGCTATTTCAAAAGCCATTGAAAAGGGCACTACACTGGCGGAGTTCCGCAACGATTTCGACAAGATAGTATCTGCAAGGGGTTGGAGCTATAAGGGAGAAAGAGGCTGGCGCACAGAGGTTATTTTCAATACCAATCTGAAAATGGCATATGCGGCAGGGCGCTGGCAGAAGATTGAGCGGACTGCAAAGATTTTCCCTTACCTGATCTATATGACTCGTAACAATGCGACCGTGCGTCCGGAACATAGAAAATGGCATGGAATTATCCTGCCCGTTGACCACGTTTGGTGGAAAACTCATTTCCCGCCGAACGGATATAACTGCCATTGCTATGTTCGTCAACTCACACGGGCGCAGGCGCAAGCTCTCTTGAAACAAAAAGGTTACAGGGATACACCGCCTGAAGATTTATGGGTTGAAAGATTGAGCAAGAAAACGGGCGAAGTCACACTTGTTCGTTCCGGTTTTGATTTTGGTTTCGACTATAACCCCGGTATCGCTGCATGGGGTAGCGGGCTCCACTATAAAGCACTGAAACAAGGTGAAAGTGGCTGGAACCGGATGTCGGATAATTCTTATAAAGACGAAAACAGACCATCACATCTCCATTTGTCTGATACGGAGATTAAACCTATAGAACAGCTTCAAAACACTGATGAAACGATAAAATGGCTTCGGGATAAATTCGGAGAGGATAAAACTTTTGAGTTTAAACAAGGGGACTTTAACCACTCTGTCATGGTGAATGCCGAAACTTTCGGCAGGCATATAGAAATAAATCGTACTCGTTATCTGCCGTATATAGAAGACACCCTGACGGATCCGTTTGAGGTCTGGGCAAGTTTTGAAGAGAGTAAATCTACTGGCAAAGTCGCTTTGAGATATAGGTATATCAAAGCCTATTCAGGCGGTAAAGGTCTTCTGTGTGCATTTGATGCCAGCGAGGGTTTTCTGACAGGGTGGACGTTTCACCCCGCGTCAGACCTGCGGAGTTTGCAGAAGAAAAGGTACGGGACTTTGTTGTTCGGTAAATAGGTTTGGAGGTCAGTCAGGTACACGTCACCTGCGACACCTCACACGTTATTGCGGTCGTGTCGCAACGTGCTTCAGTAATTCTAATTTAACGCTTCGGCGAGGAGATGTCAATAGATGGCTGGTGCAAGGATAACCGTAGATGTCACAGATGAATCGGTTCGGGTCATGCTTCGGAAGCTAGCAGATGCTACAAAGCATCCGACAGAAGCAATGGAAGGTATAGGCGGATATGCCGTTGGTTCTGTCCAACAGAATTTCGAGGCAGAGGGCAGACCCGATAAATGGAAAGAGCGCAAATCCGCCGCAGCACATCCGCTGTTAAGAGACTCGAACAGGCTTTTCGACAGCATTACTTATGAAGTTGCGGGTGATGCGGTATACATCGGAACAAACGTGGCGTATGCAGCTGCTCACCAGTTCGGCGTTGATAAGAAAGTTGAGATACCGGGCTTCACACGCACCAGAAGAGGCAAGAGAGAAAATGTTTCTGCGCATGAGCGTCATATTATTATCCCTGCCCGCCCGTATTTGATGCTTCAGTCGGATGATGACGCTGCCATCGTCGCACTGCTTGAGAATTTTTTGGAGGACATAACACAATGAGAAACAGACTTATACTTCTTTCGGGGCAACTTCCGGCAGACTGCTTTTGTTTTTCGCAGACGATTGCTGCATCTGAAAACACCGCTCCTGCACGAATACAGATTATCCCTATGGGCACCTTCACAACACAGGATGAGAGAAAGATATCATTAGAGCTGACCTCATCTGCTGCAAAGACAATCATTGATACATTTTCAGCAAAATCAACAGACATGCTGATTGACTATGAACACAATACCCGGTTTTCTCCTCCCGGCACACCGAACCCCGCCGCCGGATGGATAAAAGCACTGACACTTTCTGATGATGGTTTGTTTGCAGATGTGGAGTGGACTGAAAAGGCGGCTGGAATGATTACAGCAGGCGAGTACAGATATGTCAGCCCTGTTGTGACGAAAGATAAACAAGGCAAAATTACCGGACTTTACGAAGTGGCGCTTGCAAACAAGCCCGCAATCGACGGTATGCGTCCGCTGATTACGATGTCAGCGGAGAATAAATCTGAGGAGGAAATAATGCTTGAGGTAATTCTTAAAGCTCTGGGGCTTTCCGCAGATGCGTCCGAAGCGGACGTGCTGGCGAAGATAGCGGAGCTTACGGACGGGCAGAATGCGCCCGGAGAAGAGCTGCTTAGTCAGCTCGGACTTGAAAAAGGAAGTACAAATGCTGTAGTTCTTGCCGCTGTGAAAGGACTGGTTGCAAGTAAAGATCAGCTCGTTGTTCTTTCTGAACGCATCGACAAAATGGAAGCGGACACTGCAGGCAAGAAAGCAGAGGAGCTTGTTGCACTTGCTCAGCGCGAGGGTAAAGTTACTCCGGCTAATGCCGCAAACATGGTTGCATATGCCAAGAATGACTATGCAGCAGCAGAAGCATTTCTCAAAAACGCTCCTGTGGTTGTGCCTATGTCTCAGCGCACACAGACTACATCTGAAGATGCAGACGCAGTTGTAATGCTGTCTGCAAATGACGAGGCATTTTTCACAGAAATAGGCGTTTCTAAAGAAGACATCACAAAATTCGGAGGTAAGATATGAGCCTTTCAGGTGACAGAAGAGTACCTATGCGTGATGCGGTAGACCGCCGTTTTCCCACTGCCGCCGCCCAGACAATATATGTCGGGTCAATTACATGTATCAATGCTTCCGGCTTGGCAGTAAAAGCCACAACCGCCACGGGGCTGAAATGCGTGGGAATATCAAAAGACCAGATAGTTAACAGTACAACAGAGGACTATGTGTCCACACGCCGTGGCACATTTCCTTTTAAAAACAGTGCATCTGCAGATGCTGTCACGCGGGCGGATATCGGTTCAGACTGTTACATCGTGGATGATGAAACGGTTGCAAAAACAAACGGCTCAAACACCCGCAGTATCTGCGGTAAAGTCTTCGATGTAAACGAAGACGGTGTTTATGTAACGATTTAAGGAGACACAAAATGAGAGTAAGTCCCCAGAGCCTTTTTTTAGGCTTTAACACAATCTTTAACAAGGCGTTCGCCGGAGTACCGTCAACATATGGCAAGTTCGCAATGACAGTTCCCAGCAGAACATCAGCACAGGGATACGCTGCCCTCGCCGCACTTCCGGGTATGCGTGAGTGGATCGGTGACAGAGTCATCCATCAGCTTGGCGAACATGACTACACTGTTAAAAACAAGGCTTATGAGCTGACTATCAAAGTCCTCAAGAACGATGTCGATGACGACAACATTGGTCTTTACCCCGCCATGTTCGAGAACCTTGGTTACGAAGCGGCTGTGCTTCCCGACGTGCTTTGCTATCAGGCACTCATGGAAGGTTTCACAAAGAAATGCTACGATGGTCAGTATTTCTTTGATACCGACCATCCTGTTTTCGACACGGCAGACACCACCTTCTCTAACTATCAGACAGGCTCCGGCGCGGCATGGTTCCTGATGGATACTACTCGCCCTCTCAAGCCCATCATATTTCAGGACAGACAGCGCTCTAAACTGACAAGAAAAGATAGCGACACAGACGACAACGTCTTCATGAGAGGAGATCTTGTGTATGGCGTTGATGCTCGCTGTGCTGCTGGCTACGGTCTGCCGCACATGTGCTTTGCGTCAAAAGCCGCGTTGTCTTTTGATAACTACAGAGCTGCCCGTCTCGCGATTCAGCAGATGAAATCGGCAAGCGGCAGACCTCTCGGTCTCACTCCGAACCTGCTTGTTGTCCCGCCCACACTGGAAGCAGACGCGAAGCTCATACTTGAGGCGCTCGAACTCCCCGGCGCAGGGACAAACACGTGGTACAAGACGGCTGAACTGCTTGTTGCATCACGTCTGTAACGGAGGTCGCATGGAAACGCGCTATAAAGTAAAAATAACATCCATCCCTGTCAGGTTTTATCGCCTCGGACGTAAGTTTTCGCAGATACCTGTGGAACTGGAAATCAGTGAGGATGAGTACGCAAGGGTCAAGAGCGAACCGAACCTCTCCGTAGAACTGATTACTGAGTCTTCGGATGCGAAGCCCGAAATTACATGGAGCAAAGACGCTCTCCAGGGGTATATCGCCGTGAAAACAGGTGCAGATCCCGACGAAAAGCTGACAAAAATACAGCTCATGGAAATCATCAAGGGACTTTAGTAACAAAAATCAGGCTGCCGTTTTTTTGGCGGCAGCCATTTATTAGGTGACTTATGTATTGTTCGCCGACGGACATATTAAAACGAATTGACGAGCCTCTTTTGCTTCGTCTACTTGATGATGAAAACGTAAACCCCGTGTCTCTGGCGACCGCATCTGAGACTGTCACAGCGCGGCTGGCGGATGTAATAGAGGCAGCAGAATCAAAAGCGGATGCATACCTGCGTCAGCAGTATGAGTTGCCTTTACCTGAGCCTGTACCCACGTCTTTGTTAGAGGTTGTTGCGGATATAGCTATACATGGGCTTTATACCCGCAGGTCTAACAAACTGCCCGATGAACGTGCAGCAAACTATAAGGTTGCTCTTGAATTTCTGAAAGATGTCGCTGCAGGCAAATTGCAAATCGGGGCAGGAAAGGATAAGCCTGAACAGGTGCGCCCTGAAGGGACAACATTCTCCGGCGGGACACAGATGTTTAATAATGGCAGTCTGGGGAACTTTTGATGCAAACGGCTGAACTAGTTAATCTCTGCATCGGCAGATTAAAAGAAAAGGTCACAAAGTTGGCTATTGAGGAATTTCCGGATGACGTTCGCTCATACAGTTTGACCCATTCGGTGGGCGCAATGCTTGTTAGGTACATAGGTTCCGGTTACGAGCAGCAGAAAATAAATAATTTTGTTCTTGAGAAGCGCACAGCGCGCATAGAAGTCGTTTGTGTCGCACGCACACTGATGAAGTCGGAAGGGATGTACAGCATAATCGACCAGTGTAAAAGCGCACTAAGAGGTTATGCGCCGGACGGCAAAAACAAGATTCGGGTCGCGGCTGACGGCTACAGAGATATGGATGAAAGCGTCTGGGTTTACTCTGTAACGTTCAATGTTGCGGTTCTAGAACACGAAAACAGCGGAGGATAAAATGCCTGAAGTTACAGTACAAAATGTTGAGGACATCGTAATGGAGCCTTGCGATGTTATTTTCGGCACACAGAATCTCGGCTTCACAATCGAGGCGACGAAAGTAAGCCTCAAAAGCGAATACAAGGATATTAAGGTTCAGCAGAAAGTTACTGCTGTCAGCAAGAGGCTGATCAGCCGCGTCTGTCAGGTTACGGTTGCTGTCGCAGAGTATAATCTCGCTCTGTTTGCAACAATCATCCCCGGTTCCACACTTATCACAGACGCGTCGGATGCGACAAAAAAGCGTCTGGAAATATCAGACGAGACAATTGATCTCTACGATTTTCAGGACAAGCTGACTCTTCAGCCGCAGTCGGGTAAAACAGACCGTATCTTTACAGGTTATCATGCAGTCCCGACAGGCGACATGGAGTACGCATTCGACGCTGAAAATGTCAGCTACTACAACGTCGTGTTCGACTGTCTCGGCGGCGAAGACGGGTTTATCGCTCTCGGCGACCCTACGGCAATACCCGCCCCCGCAGGAGGTTAAAAGATGAAGGTGCTTAACGCGGATAAATTCCGCGCATCACTCAGTATTGAAATCGGCGGGGAAACATATGTTCTGTATGCCCGCACTGTCCGCGAATATGCAGAGAGTAAAGCCGAAGGTTATCAGTTTCCGGTGATGATGGACGAGGTTGCGGCGTTCCTCGAACAGCGTATGCAGATGCCCACAGGCACGCTGGCGCAAGCAGATGAAAAATTGCTGAACGCTCTGGGCAGGTTCTACTTTCAGGGTAAGTATCCCGAAGATGCAGAAGACCCTAAGGATACCGCATCTGAAAAAAAATAACCGAGCTTGATTTCGGCTATGTACTTACAGAGGTGCTGTCTTTTGTGGGTTCGTATCAGGCTGTGATGGATATGCCGCTGTCAGCGTTCTGGGAAATCAGCCGTAACATAGCACGGCTGAACGCTGCGGCAGACAAGAGGATGTTTCTTAATTTATCAGCTGCTATCGGGGCTGCGTTCAGCTCGAAACAGAGTAAATATCCAGCGGCACTTGATAAGCTGATAGGTAACGTCATTAAAACAGTACCCGTTCCGAAAGCGGGCGAAGATGAATATGAAGCAGGCTATCGCCTTTTGCGGCAGCTGATCGGAGAACAAAGTGGCAAGAGACGTTGATATTAAGATTTCAACTAAAGCTGATAACAGCGGTATTGACTCTACAGAAAAGAGTCTGAAAAACGTTGGGGCACAGTCGAAAAAGACCGAAACCTCTCTTCAGGCTCTTGGACGTATAACATACCGCGGTCTTGCCACAACTCTGGCAGGTGTTGAAACAGCGATGTGGGGTATCCGCACAGCTGTTGACACAGTAAAAGGCAGCCTGCTTTCAACACTGGATGTTGCCGGACGTATGGAGACGCTTCAGCTTTCTCTTGATGTCATGACTGGCGGCGAGGGTCAGAAGCTATTTCAGGAACTCGACGAGTGGGCAGCACGCATGCCTGTTAATACAGAGAAGGCGGTGCAGTCTTATAAGATGCTCCGCGCGATGGGTATAGAGCCGACAATCGCACAGATGACAACTCTGGTTGATACTACATCTGCACTCGGAGGAGGCGAGCAGGGGCTTGAATCAATAGCACGGGCACTGGGTCAGATACAGACAAAAGGCAAAGTTTCAATGGAAGAAATCATGCAGCTTGCAGAAGCTGGTGTCCCTGTTTTTGATATTCTGCGGTCGAAGTTAGGGCTTACTGCACAGGATTTCGAAAACATGGGCAAGTCGGGTGTTACCACAGGGCAAGTAATTCAGGCTGTTTTTGAAGGTCTGGACGAACGTTTCGGCGGTATGTCTGACATGATGATGACCACTTGGCAGGGTGTCGGTGATATAGCTGAAGACTCTGCAAATCGCACGAAACGTGCGTGGGCAGATGCCGGGTTCATGGATACGGCAAAAGCGGCTGTTCTAGCGTTCGCAAATACTCTAGATGAAGTAAGAGAAAATGACTCGTTTGAAGTCTGGGCAAAGGAATCAAATGAGGCGATAATCGATACATTTAAGACAGCTATCTTGTCCGGAGCAAGTGTGTTGGACTGGATAAATTCAAACGGTGCGCTCATTGAAAATGGTATTGTTGGCTATATGCTCTTTGGTAAGAAAGGGGCTTTAGCGTTTGGCGGTCTCAAGGTATTAGGTGTTGACCTTGTCAAAACGGGCAAAGTTTGGATGGATGGTTTAGATGCCGAAGCAAGAGGGTTTCTCCCTAAAGGTGGCGCGATAGCTACATGGGATGAGAAATCTCTGCAGAAAAAAGTTCAGGCAAGCGGCTATTATGATGCTCCTAAGTACACAGGACGAGCAAAAGAAATAGATGCTGAGATTCGCGGACTTGAAAGATATGCCGCGAAGATGAAAGAAATTGAGGCTATGCCTTATAATCAAAGGCTAGTAGGCTCATACGATGTATCATATAAAGAACTTAAAAACCCTTCGCAATATATAGCCGCCGCTCAACAGCGCATTTCATCTCTTCGTGGACAGTTGAATCAGGAACTAAAGAAAGTGCCTGACTCATTTACATCCGCTGCTAATAAATACATTCAAAATTTTGATAAAGCGTTGGCATCTGTTCAGGATAAACCTACTGTCCTACCGAAAGTTGGAACAGTCGGCGGAGGAAATGGTTCAGGCGGGGCTGACGATAATGAAGCCAAAAGAATAGCTTCAGAAATAGGGAAAATTAAAGAAGATACCGCACAGAACATACATGATCTGTCGCTTATCGGAATGGATGATTTTGCTGCAAAACGTGAGGATGCTCTTTTTGCGTATCGGCAGGAATCGGAAGCAATAAAAGGTACGACGCGTGATACGCAGGAATATCAGGATGCTCTTAAATCCCGCTATGACAGCGAGATTGATTATATAAATAAGCTCGAAGAGGCAAGTAACGCGGAGGATGCAAAAAAGGTTGCAGACGAAGTCGCGAAGATTAGGCTGGAAACGGCAGGCGCTGTAGCTGAAATCGGGCTTATAGGTATGGACGAGTTTGACCGCCGCCGCGCAAACGCTCTCCTTCAGTATCAACATGAATCGGAAGTCATAAAAGGAACGACACGTGATACGCAGGAATACAGCGACGCACTGAAAGAACGTTACGATAGTGAGATAAAAAAGATTGAAGCTCTCGCTGCCGCAAAAGAAAAAGAGGAGCGGCGGGAGCGTGAACGACGTAATGCCTACAGCATACAGTATGCTATAGAAGCTCGGCAGGATGTCGGGAACACATCGCTTTCATCCGCATTCATACAGAATGAACGTGAATATGTAGAGAATATTCTATTCAATGGCATGTCTGAAGAGCAGGCATCCTATGTCCGCGACCTTGCAAACGAAACTGCGGTTCTCACAGAACAGCTCAATGATTTGCATGGTGCTTTTACTGCTCTCGAATCGCCCATATCGAATTTCTTTAGCAATTTCGCTCAAACAGGAAAATTGGATTTTTCATCGTTGGCGCAAGGTATGTTGCAAGCCTTACAGATATATGCGGCGCAGAAAACCGCTCACTTGTTGATGGAAAGTGCTTATGAATACGCACTCGGTTTCGGGAAATCACTGAACCCGCTTACAGCTTCACTTGCTCCTGCGCATTACGCTTCGGGTGCCGCATATGCATCGAACGCAGCTATTATGGGTTCGTTTGTTTTGGGGTCTGGTCTGGCGGGTATGGCTCATGACGGTATTTCCGAAATCCCGTCGGATGGCACATGGCTGTTGCAAAAGAAAGAGCGTATTGTTGCTGCTGATACAAACCAAGACCTGAAACAGATGATAAGTAATTACAATGCAACAGGCGGAACCGGAGTACGAGACGTCATTATTCAGACACCAGACTTTGATTCGTTTGAAAACAACGAAGCCAAGACCCGTAAGATAGTTCAAAACATGATGGATTCACGCAAAACAAGGCGTGCAATGGCGGTGAGATAATGCCTGAGACATTTCCGTTATCACCAAACTATAGCGACCCTAAACCACAAAGAAAGTGCAAGGTTCTGACTTACGCTAACGGTCTTGAGCAGCGCATTGAGTTGTGGTCAGCAAAAAAGAAAACCTTTGATTTGCAGTTTATCGGTCTGACAACTGAACAATGCGATGTTCTTGAAACATTTTTTGATGACCGGCGAGCCACTGTAGAGCCGTTTTACTTTTACGACATTCATTCAGACCAGACATATCTTGTCCGTTTTGTTGATGAACAACTGGATTTTAAAACCACAATTCTTGACGTTTACGATATTGAGATAACACTGAAAGAGGTGAATGGATGATAGATTTTACAGCATCAGTTCTGTCTTTGGCGGAGCTTTATATAATCAAAATGAAGCATGGCGTTACTCTTAGAATAACATCATCGGACGAACCGATTGTTTGGCAGGATAACACGTACGTACCTAAGCCAGTGAAGCGAGGTAGTCTGAAACGTACGATAGATTTTGAATCGCAGGTGCTTGATATAACAATGCCGTCCGGATGTATTACTCTCGATGGGCGGAATCTATTGAAAATGGACATCGATGGTTATTTTGATGCCGCCGAAGTCTCCCTTGTTTTTTACGAGAGAATAACAGGGTCTTATGAGTATATGTTTCGTGGTGTAATCGCAGGTCAGTCTGAGGGTGATCTGGATGAGAGGACATTCAAAGCAAAAGACCTTTTGTATTATTTAGAAGAGACAATCCCGAAATTTGTCTATCAGCGACAGTGCAACCACACATTATACGACTACAACTGTCGCGTTGATAAAGACGCGTTCAGAGCTGATGCAGCCATCGATGCAATATACGAATATGATAAACGCATTGTCGTGTCCACAGGTCTTGAGAATTTCGGGGCGAACTGGTTTCGTAATGGCATCATCACTGTCACATCCGGAGCAAACGCAGGGCAGTCAAGACGTGTTATGCTTTCGTCTTCATCAAAACTGAGCAATGAAGATTTCGTTCGGTATGGTATGTCGCTTGATAACTGGTCTTTGTTCTCAGCCGTGTACATACTGATGCCAACAAACGTCGGCGTACTCTACTTGGATAAGCCGTTCTGGAATGAGTTTGCCGTGGGTGATGCGTTTAGTGTTTGGGCGGGCTGCGACAAGTCGTCTGATACATGTAAGAACAAATTCAATAATCTCATCAACTTCCTTGGTTTTGAGTATATCCCGGAAAGCGACACAGCGCTGAAGGTGTAACATGGACGAGTTTAAGAAAGTTATCGAAAGCTGGAGAGGCACCCCGTGGCGACATTTTCAGCGTATTAAAGGTTCAGGTGTTGACTGCGCGTGGTTCGTCGTTGAAGTTGCTAAAGAGCTGGGATGGCTTGATAAGTCAGTCATGCTTGACTGGTATCCGCAAGACTGGGCGCAGCATAATACGCGCTCAGGCGTCATTGAAGCACTCGAAAGAGAGTGTGTTCAGATAGAGCGGAAGGATATGAAACACGGCGATGTGCTTTGCTATAAATACGGCAAATGCGCATCACACGTCGGCTTCTATGTTGAAAACGGAATCGGCGTGCACGCTCACATAGTGCGCGGTGTTGTGTATTTCCCGCTGTCTGATATCCGCGGACGGTTCCACAGCGTATGGAGGTTCGGATGCAGATTTTAGCATCAACAGCGCTGAGTTTTGCAGCAAGCTACCTCATACGCTGGATTTTTCCGACGAAAGTCTCGGGGCAAAAAGCGGACAACGGCATAACTCTGCCTAGTATTGCCGAGGGAACACGCATCCCTGTGCTCCTCGGCGAACGTAAACTTTCCGGAAACATAATCTGGTACGACGAGCTGAAATCTCATAAACACAAGCAGAAGGCTGGAAAAGGCGGTGGCGGCGGCAGTTACACGTCATATACATATACTTTGTCGTTTGCGATATCTTTGTGTCATACAAACGGACATTCGGCAAATCTTGTAAAAATATATAAAAATGATGAAGAACTGGACTTGGGAAAGTTCCAGAACATAAGGTTTTACAGCGGACACGGGAATCAGGAAATAGATCCGTTGCTCGCTACAAATATGGCAAATGCTACAGCATACAGAAACGTTTGTTACTGCGTATTTGAAGACTTCGACCTCGGCTCATCGCCATCTATTCCCGCGCTGTCTTTTGTTTTATCGCTTCCGTACAATGGTTCTGCATGGCTCGGCGGATTCGGCGAACTCGGCAATGATATGAGCGATGTCCCTATTGTCCGGCAGGCAGGCGTCAAGCAAGTTGAATATTCAAGTTATTATTACAAAAATGGGACGGGAACTCAGGAAACAATAGGTTCAGATAATTTCAAAGGCTTATATGATGTTGTAATCGAAACAGACGAAGAACCGAACAACGATGTTTTTCGGGCGCTTGGGTTTGGCAGATTTGCAAATGTCTATTATGATACATACAAAAAAATAAAGTCATATGTTATACACCCTGATAAATTCACTCCGGGGCAGACTGACTATTCAGATGTCGCAATCGCTTCATGTGAAGTTTGGGCGCTGCGAGAGCGCTATGATAAAAAGCGTTGGGTGTTCAGCGGCTCGTTCGTGCTGAGCCAGCAGTCCGCAGGTATAGATAACTGGAAATCTTTTGATGCGTTTCAGTATTGCATTCTGAAAACGACTCCGGCGGATTATCTGTCCTGCGGAAATGACATTAAATACATCGGCGGCATATGGAGTTTTTATCTTCACTTAGTCGGAGAAAATTTTGAACGTACTGTGTTTATAGGTCGCGACTGGGAGCGTGACACTCGCGAACTTTTAAGCAGATATGAAATTACGATTCCTGAATTTTCTCAATATGAAGACCATTTCGATATTAATGTCGAAATAACAAAGC